TAGAGTCGCATTGTCTCCATCAATGACAGCCGAAACTGTAAGTAACTCCCACCCTGCCCCGCCATGCGTAGCGCTGTAGTGCGTGGTGCCGTCATCTTGGATGAAAATCCTAGTGGTCGTGGTGGCAGTGGCGTTATAAACCCACATACCCAGAGTCATCTTTCGCCCCGCGCTGAGAGCTGCGGTGATCCCATTCGTCATAGACGCTACTGGCTGGCTGTAGATTCCCGTCGTACTTCCATTGACAAGAATACGAGTGCAGGTATTGCCATACTTAGGGATAATGAGGTCGGCACTCTGCTGGCTATACAGTGACGCCGTAACAGTCGCGGCAGTCCACCCAGTCAGTGTGTCAAAGTCCGGGTTGGTAATGAAGTTCCACTGCGAAGACGAACCCATTGCTCGTTCGATGAAGGCGTATACCGGCCCCTTACGAACACTGGATGGAATATCAAACTCACGACTGTATGAGTCACCAGTCAACGACTCATCGAATACAATCTGGGCAATATGCGGGTACGCCCGGAGCCTGCCCTCATCCAAGCACGAGAACTTCTCGCTAGGGTCGTACCGGTGCATCTCGTAGGCTACTCCAGAAGCAACCTGAGCCGGGAATGGCGGAACTACAGTCACCGTGCCTGTAGACGAAGTTAACTGGCTAATGCGCCTAACAATGTATTGGTTAGTGCCTGCCGCTGTGATTCTAATGTAGTAGTCACGGATCGAGTCTTCACCATGAGCACTCAGGGCGGTGTCAATAAGGACATCTCCCGCTGTTGAGCCCGTAGATGTAGTCGTACCAGTGAAGTCATCACCAATAAAGCCGGATAGTCCGCTAAGAAGCGCAGCTCCGGTAAGGGACATTAGGCGTTTGCCTCACTCACAAGTACGAGCTTGGTACCGGAGTCAGCTTGGATTGCATATACAGCACCAGTGAACAGGTTGCCTGCATGAGCCGACATCTCGTATGAGCCGCCACCAGAGTTAAGGCGAATCCCTGCATTAGCTACGGCAGTAGTGCCTAGATTGATATAGACGGCAGTATCGCTGTCATTGATAAAGATCCGATATGCCGCGTTACCGTTAGCGGCAAGGAGCGTAGTGGACGTGACAGCCACAGCTACTGCGGTATGCGTATAGGTATTAACAATCCCAGTCTGTCCAGCCATATTTTATTCCTCAGTCTTCGGTGGGCGGCCACGTCGCGCAGCCTGCGGTGCCCGCATTGCTTCAATCTGAAGGCTGGCTAGTTCACGAGCCTCAGCAGTGCGTTCACGTTCAAGGGCCAAATTGATCAGGCGCGATTCCTGTGGGTGTCGGTGAAGCATGTGGTTTTCAACATCAAACTCTGACTTCAGGTTGGACTTAGGGCAGGTTCGCCCAAGAAGCCCTACGTCATCCACCCATTTACGGTTGGAGTGGTCTGAGTTCAACAGGCACTTCAGTGAGCCGTTCACAGGCACTGGAGGGGTACCGGGCATACCCTCAATCCAGAACTTAGGAGTCCCATCAGCGGATCGCTTACGCAATACCTCGCTCAGCTTGTGCTTTAGTACGCGAGAGGTACTTCCATCAAGCATGGAAACAACATATGCGAACTCATCTGCGTTCTGACCGTCACGAGTAGCACCTGTATAGGTCATTGAGTATTCGTCGTTGTTGACGATGACGCGATTGAGCGAGCCCTCTTTCATAGCCTCAGTGATAGCGTCAGCCGCAGCACCAGCAATAACATTCTCAGTAACCATTACAGCTAACTCCTTTGTACGGTAATAGACGGGCCATTCACACTTGTACGGCGCGTCCTCAGCGTACTCTCTTCAGCCTGTTGTATTGCATCTTCAATGAGACTACTTGATTCACTCAATTCTACAAGTCGGTTATACCCATCCCGCGAATTGCGAAGTTTCTCAGCCATCTCCAACAGTTCTGCAACTGTATGCTCCATTAGAGAGGGAATCGAAAACTCTGGTGAATGAAAGGAGTCAGACGGGCCAAGGTCTTCCGACCAGATGGCGCGTTCATCATCTCTAATAACGTGAATAAACTGGTGCCGCCGCATCCCCTGCCCTAAAGCTCCAGAAACATTTAGTTCCTCTAGCCGTAGCGCAGCTTCATCTTTATGGATGATGGATGCGGCAGCAGTCAGTTCACTCATATTACTTACTAACCAGCCACTCGATGCCGTAGATGGTGTCGGTGACAGCACCCCCGGTATCGTTGCTGACGATAAGCTCCAGCACGCCGCTAGCGGCTACTGGCAATGCGCCAGTTGTGGTTGCTGATTCAAACGACAAGTCCCGCGTAGTCTCCGCAACATATGCTGCGGAATTAATCCCGACAACACCCGGAGTAGCAGCAACGCTAGTCTCGTCTGAGTCATTAGTGATACGACCAATTGTGGTAGCACCATCAATGACTTCAAACTTCAGAACGGTAGTCGCGTGCGCTGCAATCGCAGACTCAGACACTGCAAACATGCTCAAGACGCGGGTAGCGTCAGGCACAGTAACAAAGAATGAGCGAGTAGCAGAGTTCGCAAGCGTATTGATGTGAAAAGTCGTAGTTCGGCTTTCAGCGGCCATTTGTATATCTCCTTTCGTACTCTATTAAGAGGTTGGCGCAGTAGCGTCAGTGAAGATCTCGTAGCCCCACTCATCGCGGCGCTCACCGAAGATGTACTCATCGTACATAAACACTTCGTCAGCACCACCACCGATGTCTGGACGGCGACGAGTCTCGGCCAGTACCGAGTGCCCCTCAACGAGAACGATGGCTTGCTGGTGGAATACACCACCCTTAGCGTCGTCATTGGTATCAATGCTGATGTTGCCATCGGCGAAGACATTGCCATTGAACAACGTACCCGAGAATCCGTTTCTGACAATCTCAGCAGTCAGACCATCACTAATTCCAGCGGCTCCCTCGGCAGCCGTGGTAGCGATACCGGTCGTGAGCTGATCTTGGATATCTTTGATCTGGAACGGATGCAAAACGATAGAGACATTGCCGGGAGGGGCAGGCTCAGTCGTGTTACCAAAGATTCGAGAAACAGCAGCCGAGACGATGCCGACAGTAAGGGTCGTACCGGCTCCACCAAGTGAAACTGAGAACGAATCCAACTGCGTAAGCCCGTCAACGTCCTTCTTACGCTGCATCGCGTTCTGACCCAACGAGCCAATCTTTGCGAGCACGTTTGAGGACAGTCGCCGTCGTACACGGTCAGTAACAACCGTATGAATACCAGCAACCGTTGGAGTCAGCGTCAGAAGATTATCTTCCATCTGCTGAGGGTTATTAAGAACCGTCGCTTCAGTGACGCCCTGTGCCGTCAGCTTTTCGAGGCGGATCTCATTCCAACCAATGCCAGAATTGGCCTTGAGCGTAACCTTATCAACGACAGAATTCGAGGTCATCGTTCCCTCATACTCGCGAACAATGCGAGCAGCGGCAATGATAGTCGGAAGACTGTCGGAGAGTACTGTAGTAGTCGTGTTACCAGTGGTAGCCACGTAGATCTCCTATTACTTTATAGTCCTAGATGTTCCATCACACGTCGCTTTTCAGCAACGCTGATGTCCCCGCCCTCGCCATAGGCTCGGACAAGGTTTTCGATAGATGATGTGGCACTAGCCCGTGGGACTGAACCATTGTTTGCAGCACGCTTATTGACCGCAACATCGAGTGTACCGAGGGACTTCTTGCCCCATTCTTCGACCAACTGGATAGCAGTGATAGGAGAACCGGACTGGATAGCTGTGTCATAAACAGATTGAGGTACAGTAGTTGGGTCAATCCCCATCTGCTGTAGCTTACTGTGAGCTTCAGTTGTTGCGTATTGCCAGAGGGCTTCATTGCCCTCAGCTTCTGCGGATGGTGCTCCCTGAGTAGGTGTTTCAATAGCCTTCAGCCGACGGTCAAGCTCGCGCTCTTTGAGGGCAAGCTTTACTTCCTCGTCTGGGAAAGCCTTGAATAGCATCTCGGATAGCACTTGGATCTCATCTTCAAGGACATCAACGCGAGACATAGTTGCTACGCTGGCATCGTCCTTGTAGAGCTTGTCCACCGCTGACTGTAGACCCTGCATCCGTCCAATTTGGCTGGATGCTGAGTGCCTGAATGTATCAAGCTCTGCGGTGACGGACTCAATCTGACTCAGGCGGTCAACGACGGCCATAAGGTCAGGTTCGCCCTGTACTTCTTCTAGTGCATCAGGAGTTTCAGAAGCATCAAATCCATTTGCTTCATCAACTGCTGAACCATCTTCAAGAAGC